AGGACGCAGCCCTTTCAAGGCTAAAACCCGGGTTCGAATCCCGGTAGGGGCACCACTTTTTCTCCTTTTCCTCGTTGAAACTCAGGCTATGACCATCTTTTAGGACGTTTTTCGTCCTCAACTAAGGTTATAGCCCAATGAACATAAAAGACGCCATTTCTCAATATGCAATTGACAGTATTGCTGACGATTACTCGCCTGTCACCATTATGGTGTACACCAATGCGCTCAAGAAATTCGCTGATTTTGTCGGCGACTATACTGAGCTCAAAGACATTACCAACCGTCACATAAAAAGCTTCAACATGTATTTGCGCACTTCTTACAAAGGGGTTCGCATGGATAATCCGGATCGCCTTTCAAGCGCATCTCTCCATCGTTATTGGAAAGCGTTGCGATCTTTTTTCAAATGGGCAAAGCTTGAGCTCGACCTTGAATCACCGGAAAAAGACGTAAAAGCACCTCAGTATGAGAACAAGGAGATATTCCCCCTTTCCCACCTTGAAGTTCAACGCTTGCTCGCCGCTCTCCACTTTACAGAGCCAATTCTCCGCTCGACTGCTAATAAATTGTATCAGTTTCGTCTCCCGGATCCAGCGCGCAACAAGGCAATAATCTTGCTGATCCTCGACACTGGAATCCGCCCAGCTGAACTTTCCCGTTTGCGCGTAAAACATCTTATGGCCAATAGCGAGAAAATAGAAATAATACCCCACCGAATCGGTAAAACACGCGCGCGCATCCTGGAACTTTCAGCACCAACCCGTCAGGCGATTCTCACCTACCTGAAGTCTCGCGGATCAATAACACCTGAGGATTACTTGTTTGTGACTACTAACGGACTACCCATGCAAACCAATTCCATCGGCAAAGCAATCAGGACAATTGCTAAACGGGCACACGTAGAAAATTGTTTTACTTACCGTCTGCGTCACACTTTTGCTGTTGAGTATCTCCGTAACGGAGGCGACCTCTTTACCCTCCAATACTTTATGGGGCACTCAAATATAAAGACTACCAGACGGTACATCTCTTTTCTCGAACAGGACCGTGAACATGCTCACAAGATCGCAAGCCCCGTAAAGAACTGGAAACTGTAACTTTGTACGCTCCTGTCAATAGCCCCCTCCCAAATTTGCCCTCGCGTACGCGTGACTGCCGCGTTCGGTCGCGTTGTGACGTTGCCAGAGATTTGACCGCCCCCTCCCTTGCTGGGATTCGCTGACAAGGAAAGTCATCGAGGGAAAGAATGTGTTTGCGCGCGATACCGAGTAATGAGTCGGATTGATAACAAATCGCCAGAAAGTGGCTAATTTTTGAGTCTGGCGGGAATGAAATAAAAAGCCCCACTGTCACATGGGGCTGAATTGTTGTTCCCGCATAGTGTTTCCACTCCAGGGCAAGCGGTTAGGTGCATCTCCTCCTGGTTTCCAACAGGCTAATGTTGGTTTAAGCGCGCAGAGATATTTTACTACGGGATTGAAAATTGTGTCAAGTGGTGCTCAGTATCGGGGGTGTTCAGGCTCTGTTACAATTATGAGCCCCGTTTTATAGTTTGGCATCCCAAATGTATTGGATAAAAAGCCCCAGATGTTTCTCATAAGGCGCTTGATATGTACCCGTTTTGGCGTTTCTTTATCATAATGAGCCGTTTCTGACACACAACCGAATTTGTCTATCATTCCTGACTCACAACGTTCGAGTTCAATATCACTTCCAGCCCACGGTCTTTGTCCCACACGAACGCCTGCGCCTTGCGTGTCGTGCCAACAAAGCCGTTCTCAGTATGCCAGGCATCCGGCGCGGTGACCGACGAGATCCGGCGGAAGACGATCCCGTTCTTTTCAATCGTCTGCTCTGTGTGCAGATGTCCCATGTGCATCTCGCGCCAGTCGGTCTTACCCCAATCCTGCGCGGCTTCTACCTGCATCAGCCCTTCGATCCTTTTTCGCTCATCTTCTCCATGCGCGAATCCGATTAAGTTCCGGCCGTACCTCACGTACTTCCTCGGCATCGGCGATAGATCTACCGTCACATCGCCCGCGTTCGCATACCTCTGCGCGATCCCAACCGTGGCCGCGTAACTGAGGACAGTATCATGATTGCCCGGGATCCAGAGCACCTTCACCGGCGCCAGTGCCCGGCACTGCTCAATCCCCCACACCAGCAGCTCGACGCCCTTCGTGAACATCTTCTGCCATCTGGTATCAGAATCCAGCTGCGTACCGGCCGTTGTGGTCGTGGTAGGCGTGTCAAAGTGGAAGAAGTCCTGCCCGATCGGGAACAGGATCAGCTCAGGCCTGCCAAACGCGGACGCCTTACCCAGCAGTTCGGTTACAGTAACGCGCCACAATTTCTCGGCGATTTTCAGATCGAAGTTCGCGCCGGTTTCTGCGCTCCAAGCAAGTTTCCCCAGGTGAAAGTCCATGATCGGCAGCTCTAGCATGTACGTGCCTGCTATACGCTTATACTGAGTTATCTTGGCCGGGGGCAGCTGCTTGAACACCTCGAATATCTGGTCCGAAGTCAGCTTTCCGCCCAAAGGCTTCACCGTGAGCGTCACGGAATATTTCCGGTTGGTATGCAGCACCCCGTCCCCATCCGCGTTCTTGATGGTCACGTCCCACGATCCACTGATCAGTTTGCACGTCACCACTTCCCAAAGCAGCGGGTCAAAGCCGCATTTCTTCATCACGGAAATGGGAGACGCGGCTTCGTCCTCGCTCAGATAAATGTCGCGCTTGATCGTCTGAGACTGATCCTTGTTGAAGGTAGTCTCTTCCTGGGAATATTCCCGCGTGTTGTTATTCAACCGCTCCATCATGCCCAGGTGCAGCTTGATCCCAGCCAAATACTTCTTGGCGTTGTTATACGCGAGCTCTTTGCCATATAGACGCCGCATTTTCTCCTGGGCGTTGCCCGGCGCGTTGATCACCTGTTCTTCGAATGCATTCACTTAGGAAGCGCCCTTCGTGTATGTCCCGAATCTAACCACCGGCTTTTTGTACACATCCCGGAACCGAATAATCTTGCCAGTCCACGGATCAATTGCCAGGATATTGTTTTGCGCGTCAAGTCCAATCCCGAATATCCAGTGCATGTTCTCCTCAGGCGTGGATTCGTCCAGATCCACCAGGATGATTGGATAACGACCGGAGCGGATTGACGCCTTGATCTGTTCATCACTCACCCACCACTGCATGCCTTCATAAACGACACCGGGGAATTGCTCTTGCGCCTTTTCCCATATAATCAGATTGCCATTGGAATAACCCGCGTGCTTTGTGCGCCATTCATTATTGCTGACTGGATTCGTCAGATAACCCAAAGCGTTCATCGCCATTGTCTCGCACATGAGAGCGCATCCATTAGCACCTAAGGTGGATTTTGTGCCGAGTGGTTTGTCCTTCCAACGCAGGTCTTTCTGCCAATAAACCGCGCCGAGATATGTCCCGTCAAAAGTTGGCGGTGTCTCACCAACAATAACCACCCACTGAGTATTGCGGATCCACTGGCCAGCACCAATTCGATACCAATCCCCTTGCACCTGATACACATCCCGATCATCCCCGCTGTCAAGCCAGTGAGTGTCCCGGGGATAGACTTCACCATTCACGGCTTTGTAGACGCGGTATTTATTCGGATTAACGGTCACAATCCGGACCCTGAACAAAGGCGTCTCAGGTTCAGGTGGTTCGATAGGAGTTTCTTCCCCAATTGCAGGGATGGAACTGAGGCATTCTGCGTCAGCCCTATCCAGATCAAGATTGCCAGCATAACCATTCAGCCGTCCAGTTGATGAGTATTGCCAAACACACCACTTCTTCCACGGGGATGGCAGTTTTGGAACGGTAACACCATAATTCGCAACCCACAGTCGCCTTGATGCCCAACGGGTTTCATTTTGCATGACCTCAATCCACTTCGAGTACGAGGTGTAGATACCGATCTCAGTGTCAATGGTGCTTTCCAAAAGCGGAATGTAGGTGTTGATCCCACTTCGGCTCTGATACGTGGCTTCAACATCCACCCACAGTCCTGCCTCAATCCGCTTGCCGTCCAATGCCTGTTTCACCAGGTCAGCTTGTTCCTGCAGGCGCGTTTTCAACGGGAAGTGGTAACCGCCGATCTTGATACCGCGCTGAGCAAATTCCAGATAATGACGTTCAAAATAGATGTCTTTCGCCCAGCCGAACCCAATCCGCAAAATGACAAAATCAACCTGGCTTGCGATCTTGTCGTAATTGATCAAAGTCGGATCCTGGTATTTGCTGATGTCAATGCCAAAAGATAAGGTCATAGCCAATACCCCCATATCCTCAGATAGCAGTCCATTGTGTTTGAGCCACTTGCGACTATCTGGTAATAGATGTCCCCGTTAGAATCACAGGGGCATATTCCTTGCGAATAGGTCAATGTGTCGTTTGGCAATCCGCGCCCTACTGATATCACTGTTACTGACCCACTTGAGCCGTTTGGTGATACGCCGAAATAGATATCATTGGACGCAGCGCTGCCGGAATCTTTGCAAATCAATTGCACCAGCACCGCCTTTACCCCCGCCGGTACGCCAAACACCGCGCTGAGATCGATGAGTGTTTTAGCCGTTGTAGATCGAGAATCCCCATCCCAGCTTGTTGAGGTGAGTGGGGTGGTCAGGAAAACAGGTCTGCCAAAAGCCGAGCTATCAATTCCGTCCAATTTGTCGGAGTCAGCGGCTTTGGCTGTAATGCCGAGATAGTCGCCGTCGTGATTATGCCCTAACGCCGAGTAATCGCTGTCATGGTCATGGGTAGTTAGTGAATATTGCGGATGGTCATTGTCGCCAAGACCTGTAAGCTCTCCATGATCACTTACGCCACCTTCACCGATTTTTGCATACACTTCATCGTGATTGTGCGCTGCTCCTATTGGATATCTTTTTGTCACTAGTCTGTCCTCTCTAAATGATCTGAACTCCACCCACAAGGGACGAATAATATTCCACTTCCAGATATGGCGCCGGTGAGAGTGCTATGCTTGCGTAATTAGTAGGGGATTGGATACCTACAAAAATGACAATTCTCTGGCTGCTAAACCATGTATCAAAGAGCGACATATTAGAAACAGGTATTGAGTGCCACCCTGTCGACATAAATTGGTAGGTCGCAAGATATGCCGCTGTTCGGTCTTCCTCAGTGGCGCTGCATCCAAGCCCCGTCCACACTGAGCTTCCGGAGTGATACCAAGTCGCTCCAGTCGTGGTAGTCCTGTTCACCTTGTGGATTCTAAAGTCGCTGTTTGCCCCACCCGTTCTGTCGCAGTAGAATTTGAAGGATGCCGACACGATTTCCCCAGGGATAGCATCCGGAGCAAACTTAAAGAACGGACGATACATCTTTTGATAAGTTGGGTCTTTCCCAATTCGAGGGCTTCCTTGACCGTATCCTGAGAAATCAAGTTGCCCCTCCCATATGTAAGTGCCCCAGGTCAAAGGGATGATCTGTGTTAATTCAATCATCCTAACACCTCCAGATAGACTGACAACCCCTTTGCCTCAACACCAGCTGCTGTTACGTTGATCCCTACTGGCGCTAAAGACGCTGCGGTTTTATAAGCAGTAGCTATTGATGATGTTGAAGCGCTCCAGCTGCCTTGCGGAACACTAACAGTAGCTGCTACACCCCCCGCGTTTGAAACAGCAACCGTCACAACCCCGCTGGTCGACACTGCGCCACTTAACACCACCGTTACGGACTGGATAATATGGGTGTCTAACATCGCCGGCCATGCAAACCGTCTGGGGTAGTTTTTGACAATAATATTATCCTCGTCCCCAGCAATTGGGATAACAACAGTCCGTTTAATCGCTCCAAGTTTTGCCTCAGTAACTGCGTCATCAGCAAGTTGAGTCGCAGTAATTGTGCCGTTAGCGATTTTCGCGGCAGTCACAGATAAGTTCGCAAGTTTGCCAGTGGTCACATTAAGGTCTTTGATCGCTGCAGTTTCAACGGCATCATTTGCAAGTTTCGCAGCTGTAACTATCGAGTCTGCGAGTTGACCGCTTGTGAACAGTTTAATGTTCCCAGCCTGTAGCTTTTTTGTTTTGTTCGCGGATACCACTTCAGAAATATCAACAACTGTGATCAAATCACCAGTCGCCAAATCTGTCAGCTCTGTCAGCTCTGATACTTTTACTACAATAGGGTCTGCCATAATTTCTCTCCTCAGTATTACTCGGGGATATATTCCATCCCTCTAAATGTCGCGGTATTTAAATATCCACCAGTCAGGTCGAGCTCAAATCGCTCACTGACCCCAAGCAGCTGTTTGCCCCGGAACGAGTCAATCTTGTAAGACGATCCAAGTTCCATCAACTTCGGGAATATTTTGCATTGTGTTTGATGACGCAGCGCGTAATAAGCAACGATTTTATCCAGTACATCCTGAGCGATATCTGAATTTACCAACATCGCGTTTTCGATGGCGATAGCACTGCCAGTGTCTTCAATCTCATGATGTCTGTGCGGTCTGTCGGCAGACAACCACGGATAGCCCCATAGAGTTATCTGTCCAGCGGTAACCACATTTACTGATACAAAGTTGCTGCCAAATATAAATGATTCAGACTCTGTAGCAACTCGAACAGTGGCATCGCCCCAAACGCCAACAGAGTCCTCAGTAACAATCACCCTGCCGTCCTCAGTAGTGACATAGATAGGGAACGCACCAGCTCCCTCGCCCCATACTTTCCAATATGGTTTTGGGTATGAAATAATATAATTTCCTGGCTCAAGCCAGGCGGAGTAAATTTCCTCGACCGTTTGTGCGGCTTCCCCAAGATTGTAGTAATCGTGACTGATCAGTTCAATGTCTGTTATTTGGGGTAAGTGCGTAACAACCTGATCGCCCGCTTTTTCAGCATCAGTAACACTATAGTATGTGTCCGCTTGTGACTGTTCTGGCAGGGTCGCATCGGAGAAATTAATGCCACTAAGCAGATCTGTCCGAGCCTTAACACGCGCGGCAAAACACACCTGTTGCAGAGCGTCCCTTACACTTGACGGGGGAATCCACCCCTTTATCGGTCTGTCCCAGATAGAAACTGTATTGTCAATAGAGTATGGAATTGAATTCTTAACAAGTATGTCCGCCACAACCGCGCTAAAAAATGTCTCTGTTTCCCAAAAAGAGCCTGGATACTCTATGCTCGCGCAGACACCCAGCAGGTCTACTAACTCAAAACTCAAAATATTTTCAGATTCCATTTTCCAGGAATCCAAGTAATATGTTCCAAAATAAACTCGTGTCGAAAGTCCTGCTTCAGTATAAATGTACATAGGCAGATGTTTTGATAATGCATTGTAAAAAGTACCATCTGAGTAGATCGAAAAGCGCGGGTCGGTGGTAAAAATGCTTACAGACACCGTGCTTACTGGCAGTATCGCACTTATGGGGTTCAACTCCAGCAGCAGGTTGCACTCCAGAATATCAGAGCCCGAAAACTCAATCTTAGTGCCATCCAAAATCAACTGGATAATCGGATACGTCTCCGCCATTAGGTAGGTCTCTTTTCACGCGACACAAAAGATGTGGAAAGGCTTCTCCAGTGGGTTGTTCCACCCTTCGTCTTTGACACTTCGTGATTCGTGTTCGCGAAATAACCCGTGATCTCGCGCGTACCCAAAATAGTCGGAAAAACGACTGTATGCCATGGAACAGGCTCCGTAAGCTTGAACCACAAGGCAGAATATAAACTTGGATCACTATAGGACGGCGCGAATGTGATCTCATAGTTGTCATACACACCGATAAGCTCTCTATGCAGAACGCCGTCGTTGGTGCGCTCTGCATACTTATCAAGCATGTCCGCCTGCCCTTTCAGCGAGACGATGGGGATGTCGTATTCTACTGAGTCAATGATGATCATCGTATTCCGCTCCCTGCGATCAGGCTCGTTCCAACACGCTTGTCAATTTTCTTGAACGCCTCGTAAAGTACTTGCCCGTCCAGCTTGATTACGTTGTGGATTGTTCCCTCAGTATTGCCGAGGCGACCTGTTTCTTCCCTTACGATTTTTCGAATTAATGCTTCTGGTGCTTCCAGGTTGCGGCCTGACTTCTGATCCCCCAGGATCGCGGCAAACGGAGCATTTGCGGGGATGACGGCACCTGTGGCTAAATGAGGTATTCTGGCAAGAGAAATGTGTTCATAGTCGAACCCAACAATTACCTCTCCTGTAAATGGGTTTGTGATACTGAATTTGTTAACTTGGTCAATAAGCCAATTAATGCCAATTTCAATCGCGCCCAACAGTCCATTAACAAAGTCAATAATATTGTTAAATCCGCCTTTGAAGAAATCAGATATCGGAGTGACCACGTGATCGTTGAACCAGGTACCGGCATTGGTCCAAATTTCTGTTATATCATCCCACAGGTTAGAGAAGAAACCGGAAATGTCCTCCCAAGCTCCCTTGAACCAGCCAACAACAGGAGACACAACATTGTCGTTGAACCACGTTGATACAGTATTCCAGATACCTTTAATATCGTCCCACAAGTCAGAGAAGAAGCCTGATATATCTTTCCACGCACCTTTGAACCAGTTTACAACAGGTATAACAACTTTCTCATTAAACCAGGTTGCGACTTTGCCAAAAATTTCCTTGATTGATTCCCATAATCCGACCAAAAACGCTTTGATTTCATCCCAATACTTGTAAATTGCCAGTGCTATCCCGATCACCGCTGCGACAACCAATGCTGGCCATCCGAGCAACATTGCTAATGCCACTCCAATTGCAACGATAGCAGCCTCAAGTAACCAGAATGTCTGAGTAGATAGCTCCCCTTTTTTTATCCAATCCAGAATACCAATAACCAGCATGGCAATTCCACCAATCAACAATACGATCGCGGACACCGTCCAGCTGGCAACAAACATAAAGCCAACAAATGTGAGCGTCAATCCGCCCACCATCAGTATGAGATTGTCCCAATCCACCCCATTTTCCAGTGCGTCAAATGCGCCGCGCACAAACATTACAACGCCAGCGGCGATCGCCATAACTCCAAGTGTTTTAGTCAGATCCAACCCAAATATTTTGCTAATGCCCCATGCGAGCAAGCCAATTCCAACGGCTTCGACTAAGCCCTGGATCAATACCAGATGATCCCGAACTTTATCCAACCAGGGTGTGTCTGTGTTTGGAGGTTCGATCGGTGGAATTACGCCCCCGCCCCCACCACCACCTTCACCGGGAGCACCACCACCACCTTCAGCAGGTTGCGCCAGCACATTCAACTTATCAAACGCGGCAAGAGATCCTTTTGCGGCTTTATTAGCATTCTCCAGGTTATCAGCCATCTCCCCGGTCGCATCAGCCGCATCTTGAGCCCCGCTTGCAGTATCCTTCATACCAACGTTGGTGCCGTACAGCAGATTCATCACCTGCCCGACAATGTTGAACAACCTGGTAAACCAATTGATTACGTTGGTTAGGATCGGGATAATCTGATTCAATATCGGTATGATTGCATTCCCAACAGCAACCCGTAAGTTATAAAAAGCTGTCGAAAGCTGCGATATCTTCCCTGCGTATGTATCTGCATACTTAGCCGCGGCACCCGCAAAAACACCGCCTTCAGCCATGACTCCGTTATAAATTGCCTGATTCTTTTGGGCGCGTGTGAGATTATTTGCAGTCGTACCAATTGACCTGGCAAAGTCATCGTACATTTTTGCCAGATTCTTTTGGATCCCGGCGCTGTCAGACAATATCGAGTTTTCCATTCGGAAACCCTGGGTGGTTTTTTCAATCGCCTCACCCATTGTGTATTGACCTTGACGCCCAAATGCGGCTGAATCTTTCAGCACTGTCATTATGCTTTCGATCTGCTCAGTATCGAAGCCCGTCATGACCATATTCTGATACGCCTGGATTGCATCGGTCAGCGGGACCAAGCCGTCAGAAACGTAATCTTCCAGGAAGCCCTTTGCCTCAGTAAAAGAGCGTTTGTTTGCGTTCAAAATAAAACCAAGCCCTGACCATGCAGTCTCAGATTTAGAAGCTGCTTCTACCGAGGCTTTTGAGAAATTCACAATCGCATTGATGCTGAAGCCAACACCAACAGCAAGAGCCAGTTTGCCCAACATGCCACTGACTTTAGTCAACCCTGCGTTGATACCGGCTGCATCCAGCGTGGTTTTAATTCTTACTTCACCAGGGTAAGTTGTCATAGACGGCCTTCCTTACTCAGTAAATCAAATAAATCAACATTCTCATTGTCCGCTTCGGTCAATTGATCTTCCGGATCCGTGAGGATAAAAGCATCACCGAGTCTGAGCGCGTATTGCCGCTCCTCTTTGCTTGCTTCCCCACTGTTCACGCGTCGGCGTAGGTTTACAAGGTTACAAAAGCCCGTATCCGCGCCCAGATCCTGAAACAGTGCCAGGAACTGCCACCAGTGAAGGTCGACCTTTTGCAGATCAATCCCGTGAGTCTGACGAAATGCGGCATAAATCAACGCTGAGTCTTTTTCAAATGAATACAACCTTGTATTGTCTGCAAATGGGTTTTCTTCTTCCGTCTGCTCTTTCCCGCCATCCAGAAACTTCACCGCGAGTTTTATCGCATCTTCTACATCATCAGGGATTGTCTCTCCATAAATGCGTCTCAGTAAAAGAATGCATTTCTCTTCATCCGTAAGATCGCTGCTTTCCATATCCAAAATACAGGCCAGCCCGGTACGAAAGTCGGAATTTACCGCATATTCAGTGCCGTTGACTTCGATCGCTTCGGGGAGGTCGTCAAGGATGATGTTCAAATCAACCTACTTCATTACCTTTTTCTTTGCAGCATTATTACCGAGTCGGTCGTCAATCTTTTTGGACCCCACTGCTTCAAACTTACTGGTTACGAACTCTAAGAACGTTCCCATGGCATCGAAATCGAATCCATCAACAAATAACTTCTTGCTAGTCCCTTCACCGAACGCCGTGTCAATCTCGGCAGCAAAGAAACCCGCAAGCTCGATCATTAGGTCTTTGGCAGCCACGTCTCTAAGCGGTATGCCTAATTCGTCCTCGCCTTCGATTTGCTCGATTTCAGCAATGCGCTGTTTCATCTCGATTTCTTTACGCTTCACAACTTTTCCTAAGTCGTAAATTCGTCCGCGCAAGTGCACATCTTCTGGGTTGAAGGTGATAACCCTCTCCGGATCCTCATCAATCATGACCTCAACGCGCTTAGTTTTGAGTTTTAGTGACTCCATGCTATATGAGCCTTTCTGCCCCCGGTACTCCCAGGGGCATTAGTAAGTTGGATTATGTGGCAGGCGTGAATGCCGCGGCAACAGGCTCAAACGTACCAATCACCGGATCGCCCGCGTCATAGATCGTGTACTTGATCTTTGCGGTTGCCGCGCCGTCGCCGCCAATCGATTCGATCCCAATATTGACGGCGATCTTCTCCGCCGGCCATTCCTCTGGAGAGCCCGAAGGCGTTTTGTACGCCCACACATTTACCAGTTCAGTTTTCAAATCATCGAGAACCGCCATGTTGATCCGCAGATTGTCGATAAAATCAAACACGGGATCTCCCGGATACACCACGCCCTCGATAGCGAGCGATCTCGCGTAACCGGTGATGTCGGTGACCTTGCTGTCCATCGTGATGTCAGCGGTTTCCTCCGTTTGGGGGTTATAGGCGATTTCGCCTGTGCTGACGGCATAACCCAGCCGGCTCCAAACAGGGGCAAGGATTGTTCCCGTGTTCAGGTAATGCCGGATAGTTGATCTCTTTACTTTTTCAGCCATTGTTATTCCTCTATTCTTTCTTCATAGACTAATTTACAGAGGATCTGAAACACCCCTGTCTTTTCCGCGCGCTCGATGATTGTTGCGGTATCAAGCGCCTCAATAGATATTGCGGTTTTCCCCGCGTCCAAAGTCGGCAAAATGCCCGCCTCTGTTTGTTCATCCAACCAATCAGCAAATTCCTCGTAAAATTCAGCCGCCAGAAGCACGCTGTTATCAGCGATCACTTCCACCGACCCAAATCCAAAGGGGTACTCAACGGTCTCATTTCCAATAATGTCTTCTGTCACCTGTTTGCCGGGCACCAAAAAGACTGCGTAACTCAGTGGCTCCTCACCTAACATCTCCACCCACACAGGGCGGTTTTGTTCCAGGCTCTGGTAGCTCAGTAAAAAGTCCTGAACGGCTTTGATATCGCTCATAAGCCCCTCACGATCAGCGCTTTTACCCGCGCTTTGATTTGCTCACCGTATATCTTCCAGGCACGGTCGAACCACCCGGGATAAACCGGACTGAAATATTCATTAATATTCTGAGTGGTTTTCCTGTCTTTCAGGTGATACTGCATCCATGCGTACGGCGCGATCCATGCCACTTCACCGGTGCCAGGCCTCGTTCCCAAAACGCCGGACTTGATCAGCATGGAGGTCACTTTTGGCGCAAACTTATTGGAAGTACGTAATACCTCACTGTCTAAAAACACTTGCGCGCGGTTGTGATTTTGATTTAGCATCGGTGCGAATCCTGGGTTCCATTTCAGCTCAGCAGTGACTTTACCGCTCGCCGTGACCTTATGTTTCACCCATCCTCGGGGCGTTTCAATGAATGCGATTCCAGCCATTACGCGCCTCCAAGCTGAGTATGAGAAATGCCAGTGAGCGCATAATCCTTCACATCCACACTGGTTATCTTTACTGAGTGTGAATATTTTTTCAGCAAACTGGTAATGGGAAAATCTAAAGTGATCTCATCCGTCACGATCCCCTTCACCAAATAATCGCCCACTTTGAAGCCATACTCAGTACCAGGCACATAAACATTGACCCGATCCGCTTGCATGGATCCCGATCTGATCACATTCGATGCCTTGCTCGCCTGCCACATGACCTCATTAATCTCGTGACGTGTGTAAGTCTGAGCATTGTTCACAAGCCGACCTTCGTACCATGTCATGGAATGCGGCGCGTACATATCACCAAACCCCCGGATACATCAAACCCGTGTGGCCAAGATACATCTCCACAGTTGAAGATATCGCCTGAGCTTCATATGATTGCAGTTCGTCATTGCCTCGATATTGCACCGAGTGATCGCCTACTTTCTCACCTTGAACGCCCAAACTCCCTCGGCTTACTGAGTGTTCCTTCATCACATCAGCAACCCCCATAGTCGCCCGCTTGATCCGGTCAATCAGCGCCAAATTCGTGCCCGCGGTAATAATCGCTTCTGCTCGTTTGATGGTGAGAAGATCTACCTGGAAACTTGCCCGCAAAGCGTATCGGTCGAATTCAGATGCAGAAATGGACGAACCATCGTTCTCTGTGTAATAGAGATAGTCGATAAATGCGTCCATCCTGGTCCTTTCCTAAAACTACTACCCAATCACGTCGGCGGTAACTGTCAGATATGACACTGCTACAGCCTTGGAACTTACAAAGTCCACAACCTCGATGATGTCACCGACCGCAGTAACGGGTTCAGTAGAGATCGCAACAAAGTTGGTATCTGCCTGGTCGTAAACCACACGAGTGGCGGGGTTCAGGCGGTATTTTGCGGTACCGGTAGCGCCGCTTGCAGTGATCGTGGTTTTTGTGGCGGTAGAGCTCTTCGACAATACAGCGCCCAATTCCGCAGGTGAATACATACACCGGATTGCGGTTGGTCTGGTTACCTTGTGGGCGTAAACCATGCGCCCCTGAACAGCGGATGCACCGATATAGGCGTTAGTCAGATCCTTCAATCCGATTGGCACGCTCCATTCATTCACACGAGTTGCCCATCTGGGATGCCCGGCAATCGCCTGCAGACCAGGGGTCGCATCGTTCCATTCATACAGCGTGAATCCGGCGATCTTACCAACCGCGCCAGTTTGAACAACTGCATCACCAAGATCGCTCGCCTTGATGAATTCCGGCGATTTCAAAATCAGGGCATAAAAATCGGGGGTAACAAGCGCATAACGGCCAGTCAACGGGATCTTTGCCTTGCTCATCTTGGTCCTCAGGTCAACCATTGCCGCATAAGCGTTTGCAGCAGTTACCTGGGCGACGTTTTCAACCGTGCCGTTTGCGAGCAGCTCGGTAGCACCGTCGGAGTCAAGCTGCAGCCCCAAAGAATAGGCAGCAGAATCCAAGCGATCCGCGACCAAACCATCAGGCACTGCGGCGGCTTCGTAGCCATCAATCAGCTCATTGACGGCCTTATCCTTGTTTACAAGGATATCCAGGTACGTGGTTGCACCTTGAGCGACTGCCTTGCCAGTGGCGACGTCATAATCGCCAACGGCGACCTCTGTATCACGAACGGGGATCCGTACTTTTCCAGCAACCGGATCACCCTCGTAATCGTTGTTAAATACAATCCCGTCCCTCAGGACAAGATCATTTCTCAATTTCGCAAGTACCAACTTTGAATAGCGGTCTTGTGCGGTATGTGTTTTAGCCATGTTTTATCTCCTCATAGCAGTTAATTCACCTTTAACCCTGGATTTCTTTTCAAAAATGCGGCTTCTACCCCGTCTTGATCTCCAGAGAGTGGTGGCTTATGTTTCATCCCTTCAACCGTTGTGGTCTCGGGCTCGGTATACTTCGTGTTCTCAGCTAGAAAAGTCTTCAGATTGTCGGCAAACTCGCCTTCCATCTTTCCAACTTTGAAAATCACATACTCAGCGTCATCAGCCTTCACGCCCGCCTTGATTACTGCAAGCTCACGTTGGAGCTCAGTATTGCGGGCGGCCTGCGCCTGGTATTCTTTTTCCCGTTCAGCGGCTTTATCCGCTTCGGTCTGCTGGGACTTCTGCCATTCCTCGAAGGCTTTTAGCTTGTCGGCTGCCGGCATCTTCGCGCGTTCCCGCGCCAGTCTGTCAGCGATCACCTTGTCAAGCTCTGCCTGGGTGAATGTCTTTTCCGACTTTTCAGTCGTGGTTTCGTCCTCATTTTGATGAGTGGTTTCGTCCTCGTTCTGAGTAGTTTCCTGATCTTTATCAGTTTCTTTGGCTTTTTCTGCCATGGTATTCCTCCGTATTTTGCTCGTCAGCATATTGGTGGGTCGGGGAGTTAAAACAAAAAACCCAAGACACTGGCCACTATTTCAAGTGACGTGTCTCGGGCGGGAAACTCCGAAAACCCTATTTGGTTGTGCTTTTATTATATCACATTTTTATTTATGCAAGTCAATTAAAGCACACCGCCCCTGAGCGGGGGAACTCAGAAGGCGGAGGCTGACAAGAGGCAAGGGAAGCTTTTTGTCATTTTCAAAGATTTAGCTCAATGAGCTGATCTGCTAAAAATATTATAGGTTATTTCTGACCAAAGTCAAGTCAATTATAGCCCCTGACGGGATTTGAACCCGTAACCTTTGATTTAGCAGATCAGCACTCTTCCCGTTGAGCTACAGGGGCATTCCCCAATTCTACCCCATCCCCTCGCAATTCATAATCAACTTGCCTTCAGATTCCACACCTGCTATAATCAGATTATGGAAAAGACCTTTAGCAGGTTTGACGAAATAAAGGACCAACACTTACGCTTCACTATTGAGGGGCTTGCAAAGCTTTACCACGGGGGAGACGTTGAGGCTGCACTCAAAGAATACAACGAGATTGATCAATTTCTGAATTCCATTCAAACCACAAGAGGTGACGAGTCTTTCCACGTTCAGATTCAATTTTAACTCTGTTAATAATCATCGCCAGCAAATAAAAGCTTGAATAAATATCCATCCTCTACTGTTATATCGGATTTTTTCTTAACTTCTTTCAATGCTTTAGAAAAGACAGCATGTGCGCGGTTACGCTGTTCGCGGGATCCAAACCAGTATTCCACCAAGTTACCGCTTTTCGTGGTTACGCCAATATAGTCATCTGGATTCTGTACAAGCATTTTGTTAGCATCGGTGATTTTGGCGAAGAAAACATCCCATTCTTGAGGGCTCAGCTTTTTTCCAAGATTAATAACAACCTTACCACCTGCCCCCCTCTTATCCGGTAATAACACCGCCATCGCTTGTTGGTTATAGTCCTTCCCCCATTGCTTAGCCATCGCTATGAAATTCTCTCTCGTGCCTGATACGGCGGCGTTAAAGGACGGTTCTGGACCACCCCAATAACCGATTGTTTTTGTCAGATCATCTTTGAGATTGAAAGTTTTCAAATACTTCTGCCTGAATATTTGCTCATGCTTATTCCAACCTTCAGCTGAATTTCCAAGATTCAACGCATCCCTTGTTGTCTTCAATTTAGTCTCACCACTCAAAAAAGAAAAACCAACAGTTTTGCGGTTGCCCGGTATTGTTGGACTCACCGCCCTAAACCCACTCACCGCCATTCGATCACTGGCATATGGCAAACCAAATTTCTTACTCAACAGCCCATACTTGTCCTTTAGCTGATTGATTCTCAATTGTTCAACCCGCCTGCTAACATCATCACCTGATGCATTGAAAATAATCGCTCGGTCCTTACTTTGCCTTACCGCGGTCTCAATCTTTCGCTGTAACTGGGTCGCTTCATAGCGGGTATATTCCTTGCCCTCAAATTCGATCTTCTCAGTCGATTGGGCGATCATCGCTTGTCGTTCATCCTCAGTATAGAGGGGTTCACTGAGGCCCAATATAATCGCGTGAACTGTATGTCGGCAGTTCCACATTTCAAACTGTCGCGGCAAGCTATTTTGAATATCCTCAAATTCCTTGTTTGTAAATTGCCTTCCCTGGTATGGAAGATGATCCGGCGCGCAATAATTATGAGCGTCAATTTCAACCCCATCCGCGCCAAATTCCTCACCTGTACGCCTGGATACCTCATGCGCGATGTCTTTTACTCCGTCCAACACGTTCTGTTTCATCGCTGAATCCAACCGCCTGGAATACCCACTTTGGTAATCCAACACCCTGATCCCGCTGTCAGCAGTTTGCTTCAGCGCGTTTCTAATTGCGCTGCCATAATCCACTTGCCCGGTTGCCACCTCTGATATCGCTTGATCCACCAGGTTGTGGTAATGGGTTTTGAACCCGTTATATTTTACAGTTCCGTCCAGATCCATTACCCTGAAGCCAATCGCGCTCGTGTTACTGAGGTTCGTGAAGGTGTTTTTCGTATTACTCGCAGTCGCGTTCACGAAGTTAACAATCGCTCTTTGCTGTTCAATCGGGATCTGAGTAAGCCCCTTGGCAGCATAATACTTATTCATCCCCTCATACGCTAACCTCGCTGCCTGTGAAAACACTTCCCCAGCTGTGGCGGTTGACCGGTCTAATTCCCGTAATATCGCCATATACAGGGCGTCGGCTTCCTTGTCTGCCTCTGTAAGCAATAAAATGCGGTCAAATCCGCCCTTTTGCGCTAATGCAATCCGTTTACCCAACGCCCTCAGAATATCGGAATTTAGCCGGGCGATACCCTTGGAGGCTTCCTTTGCGAGATCGTCGAGGTGAAATAACGAAAACATCCTTACTCAGTAGGCTCTTCCAACAGATTAGTTAGCATCGGTGTTTCTTCTCTCATTGCCTGGATGGCTTTAGCCGCTTCTTCATCAGATTCGCCCATAAAACGTTTGCGATATTCAGCCTTCGACCTCAGCCCCTGGGCGACCTCTTCCTGCCACACTTTGCGCTCAGTATATTCGTCAACGATGTAGGAATCATCCGCAACCACCCGCACATCTTCCTCGTACTTGACGCCCGGAATGTGAAGAATATTCTCCCCAATCCATAACACCGCTTCTATCAGCTGTTTCAAAGCTGCTTCAATACCAATCATTTCACGGGCCACATTGCGAACTAAGCCTTGTTTGGAGCCCGTGTACTCCGTCGCAGTCTTCACCATCCCATCTTCATCGAGTTTGTAAAATCCCTTACCAAGGCCGATCTTGAACGAGAAAATATCCAACATCCGCTGGACCCCGTCCGCATTCTCTTGGACCCGTAACTGTGGGTTGTATTCCTCAAGCAGAGATTTCTCAGACTTGAGCCGATCTCCCACATTGATAAACAGCGAATCACCCATCATCTGGGGAGCAATGAACCGACCCTTATCATCCTGGGCAAACAAAGTGCTGTTCATGAACACCATTTTGCGGCCCAATGTGAAGTCAACAATGAAGTTGTCAAAAGCCGTGTCAAGCCCCTTCAAAACATCCTCATTGCCGTCCAGAATCCCAACTCCAAACGGACCCATGGGATCGTAACGGTTGTAGCCCGCCTTCCTGATTACAGAAAACCACGGTACGGGGCTGCCAGTTCGCACAATGACTGGAGCATCAATCACCTTTCCGTTTTCATCAATGGTGAAGTAAAAAATCGTATAGAGATCACCCTCAAGCAAATGCATGCTCACAGCATGACGCTTTACATCACCTGAAACTTGCTCAGACACAAACGCGACTTCCTTCATAATGCCATTCCGGTGGCTGATTGGAATGATCTGATCCGCTGAGAGGAAGTTGATTCCGATGTCTTTTCCGCTCAATAGTTGCCCGCTTTCAGCAATCGCCGTCCCGCCCTCAATATATGCCTCAAAGGCTGCGGTCCCGGCCCACCGTGAAACCATGATCAGCTCATTTGCGTTGCGGCGGAAGTCATTATCACCAAGAATGCCGCCGTTGCCGTCATCGCCCTGGAGCCACGCCTCTGAGACCTTTTCATCCATCTCAAACCGCGTCAGCTCGTTCAGCAGCAGCGACGCCCAATCCTCGCACGCGCGCTTGAACATGTCAGTCCGATGGCGCTTCATTTTTGCCGTCCGCTTATTGACCAGATCAACGCTCATCGTGTATTCATAAAACCCGTCAACCTCGCCTGTAAGCCAATCCCGCCAGGTATTGATCTTCTCATACATCGAACTAACGCTTATGTTTCGTCCGGTCAGCTGCTTGAGTACTTCCACAATTTTTTTCTGATCCATGATCACCTTACTCCAATCTCATCAATAAAGGCCTCCCAGGAATATTCCCAGGCATCAGCCACATCTGCCACATCCGGATCATTATCCAGACGTGTGTCCTCTTGCTTTGTCGGATCCCAGGCTTGATTACTGAGCGAGTGCTGCAATAACTTGCAACTATCCATTATTTGCAGCTGCTCCCTGTTTAGTAATTTTTCCTGTGCGTAAATCCGGGTCCGAATCTCTTCTTTCCTCGCCATGACCGCTCGCACTGGCAGCCGTTTCTGCTGTAGCGCCTTGGCTATCCCATTAACAATCGTCTCTGGGTGGTCGCAAAACGCGTAGGTATGCCTGGCATTTGGGTACTTCTGCATCACACCAATTACGAAATCCACAAACTCCCCCTCGATCCGGCTCGGATCCACACCCTTGCTCCTGAGTTTATGCTCCATCAGGGCAACCACTCCCCGCCCTCCCCGCCGGATGCCAGTCGCTACAAAAACCGTGTGGGAGTGATTTTCGCCAAAGTCAACGCCATAGGTAATAAACTGCAGATCCTCGGGCGCTTTCTTCACGATCCATTTCTCAGGAGTGTCGGCAAATTGTCGGAAGATCAAGCCCTCTGCAATTACTCGTTGGCCAAGAATATCCCGACGGTACCAAACGGACTCGGGATTATACTGAGCTTTAATTTCGTCTCTTCGTTCCTCAGTAATGCTGAGATTGTCTTCCAGAGTGAAGTGCTGATATTGATAACCAGAAAGTTTTTGCTCTCGGTATAAATCTATGTAATCCGCGTAGATCGAATGATTCGGATTGCACGGGTTCAAGTCCCAAAGGATCAGTGGATCCAGTGCCGCGGCTTGCCGACCCATCGCCACCTTGATGAAACTAATCCGGCTGTCTGGGCTGTCATAATGTTCATTGATCTCAGTAGCAATCCAAATCCCATAACTGTTCCCAAGAATCCGCTTGTAACTGTCCGCTTTCCCGCCGCCGGCAAAGATAACGATCTTCTCGCCTGTCTGAGTTTGAATATACAGAGCTTCATTATCCCGGAACTTCCCCCATCGGCACCGACCTCGAAACAGTGCCTCTAATCCGAAACCGTTGCAGACTCCGATGTTCAGCTTGGCATTCGCAAGCGTGGATCCGCTCGCCAGGTGGATCTTATCCCTGCAGATCTCCAGCCGTGCCGCGGCGATAATGCAGTGAGATATAGTTTTTCCCGATCGTATTGCGCCCTCGGCAACACTGATCCTTGCGTCCAAACCACCACGAATATACTCGGAATGCTTTTTTGCCAATGGCGCAAAGGGAATTGTTCGCTCAAGAATCATCGCTTTCCCCCGTTTCTTTGATCAAATCAGCAATAGCCGACAAATCCTCAACGGTTTGCCCATCGCCCCTGGTAGTTTCCACATCCAGCTTCGCATACTTGCCCAACATCTCTAAGGCTCGCTGTGCGTCGTAAAACTCGAACACCGGACGACCCTTGCGGTCATATGACAACTTCTTCACCAAGTATCCGTACCGCTCAAATGTGCTCCAATTGATATCAATCATCTGCCGGCGTAAGATTGGATTACCATCCTGATCTACCAAAACCTTCCCGTGGATGTCCTTTTCCGGCACATCTGCGAAAATGAAAAAATTCGCCGGATTATTCCTCGCATACTGAGACATCCGCGCAACGATCTCAGACGCGCTTACTCCCATCTCCACCAGCCGTTCATTGACAGCTTCAAGCACCGCGGGATTGTGAAGCAAGCGATACCCGGTCTTTTGCGGGCTTCCATAACCAGCCAGTTCCGCGCTTTCCTTCGCGTTCCACGTGGTCAGATAATGCTCAATGAAACAGCGCTGTTTTGGTGTTAGCATCAAGTCCTCAGTAACGCGGCTTATTCCGAAACACTGGTCGTTTTCTTTGCGCGGCTGCTCCGTGGCTTCTTAACCTCATTCAGGATTTCCCTCGCCTGTGCGTCATGCGCGCTGAAGTTTGCAAAAAACACGCTCGTATCCGATCGCATCTCCTTCACTTCGCTCACCAATCCCTGGGTGACAGTCGTCAGATCCTGCAGGCTGTTTTCCACGCACTTGAGCGAGTCGTTGTTCTCAACCCGTTGCTCTCTGCTGAACGCGCGCCATTTGTCATCAATTTCGCCGATAAATTTCTGCCATTTATCCGACTCCGAAGCCTGGAATTGCTGATCACTGGTATTGCGTTTTGCCATCCACGCCAGAACGTAGACAAAGAACACAATGAAAATCCCGATGATCGCGGCTTGTTCCCAGGCGGTCGCTGGGAGTAACTCCCCGCCCGTCATCCAGCAGCTCCATTGCCTTTTGTCGCGCTGCGGATCGCGTCGTACACCTTGCTTGCCACAAGCCCAAGTGCCAATGCGAAAAACACGGATCCGAACCAGCCGGCAAAACCAACCGGCATACCCAGGCTTACCTGGTATAAGACGCCCAGTACCACACCGACCCCGAAGGCGACCGCCGTCAGCGCCTTGCCTTGCACGCCGAAAGCTTTCACGAACTCCACTAATCCCATGACCACAAAAATCAAGGGCACGCCATTTACGATCTGATCAAATTCCATCTTCTTCCTCCAAGTAAAAAAGTTAGTTAAAACAAAACACCCAGAACATGGGCGTTATCTCAAACACCATGTCCCGGGTGGAAAAGCCGGACTTCCTATTCGGTTATGCGCTTATTATAGCATAAAAGATAAAACACCCTCCCTATTTACTAACGCGGTTCTCCATCACCCTCTTGATCAACCGCTGCAATCGCACATCCGGCACAACCCAAAAGATATCACCTCCGCATTGTTTGCAGGACGCTTCAAGCCGCCGGACAAGCACGCCGCCAACGTCCAAAAACACAACATCGTCAACGATATATTCCCGACCAATCTCATTGCCGCACCTTGGACAGGTCACCACGGTTCCATTTTCACCATTCATAAAATGTCTCCCAATAACTTGATAGCTTCACTGTTCGAAAGAATCCCAGACGGATAAAGATGTACCTCAGTATTGGGGGGGGGTCATGCCTCGCTCTCCTCATCGGCTTTATCTACTTGGGCCTGAAGCTTGTCTTTCCACTCTTGGACCATCTCAGCTGACATGTATAGCGCAAGTGGGCCAAGAAAAATGCACAGCACCTGCCGCCAGTTCTCGATCTGTATAGGGGTCAATGTGACTTTTCTCATTCCTGCACCTCCGGCATTGTGGTTGCCTCTATCAACGCATTTCTTAGCTCAACAGTGTCATCATCCGACATGCTGATTTCGCAAAGCAAGTATTCTTTTCCTCGAATTGCCGACCATAGCCGTTTCAGATATGCCATGAATCTTCCGCCCTGCTTTGAGTAAAAAGAGTTCTCATAGATCATCATCCACGCACCTTCGTCGTCCGTCCATTTCTCAAATTTAATCAAATGGCATCCGCAAACACAACTAACAATTTTGGAAATTTTGTGCGTCATTCCTGCACCTCTTTTGCAGTGATAATCGCACGTCCGTCTCTGACAGTGAGCTCGTAGTCAAATTTATCAACCCAGATTTCAAACACAATCGTATTGTCATAGCGATACATTCTGGGGCTGTCACGTTGTGCGCTTGATTCGGTATAAATCAGGCATTTGTCCTGCCGTTTTACTGTTATATTAAAATCGGTTTTAGCCATTTTTCTCACGCTCCTCATGTGGGTCAGGTGCTGGTAGCCACCCTTCCAACTCCTCAAGATACTCCGCCAACTCCCGACGCGCCTTCTCAATCCGCGTCTGCCAGTCCGGCTCACGCTCCCGCCCGAAGGCGATACACGCGGCGATAAGCTCGTCAATCAACAATTCTGCTTTGTCGGTCATTTCTGCGCCTCTCTTGCCGTTGGTACATATATTGTTCCGTGCCCCTTCAATGTTTTGCGCTCTGGATGATTAAGGACAGGTGGTTCTGTTATAACCTCGAAGCCACAGCCAGCCACAACCGCCTTAAACTCTTCGAGGTCGGCGATGTAGTCTTCCAAGTTACGCCTCGCTTGATGCTTAACTGCCGCGCCACATGCCATCATGTAATCACTGACAGCATCTTGAACAGCATATTCAAACTCATCAATCAATCGGTCTGATTTGTCGCTCATTCCTCACGCTCCTTCTTGCTATGAACAAGCTTTAGCCATGTTTCTGCCGCTGGAAAGTCAAGCATCCCATCTTTTTTCCACGCATCATACGCCTCAGTTTCAAGTGCATTTCCCGCCTCAATCAACTCCTCGACGTACGCCTCAAGCTCTGCAATACGGTCTTGAGATGCGTGTAATTCTTTTATGTAGTTTCCTTGACGCAAACCTGCTTTCAAAATTTCACCTTGAAGCTCGGCAATGCGCTTATTCAGCGCGTCCTCAATCGGACGGGTGTTCCAGTAAGAAGCATAAATCTCAGCCCCGCACATTTCGCATATTGTTGTTTCAGCATATTTATTGTCTTGCACTTTATCAGTTGTTCCACAAAACGGACACGGTTTCAATTCGCTCATTCTTGCACCTTTGCGCCGTTTACGTCCCACTCAAAGTCGCAACCGAGAACAATTGTGGCAAGGCGAATCAAAAAGACCGCAATAGCCATGCGTATTTTCGACCGCTTAGCCAGACGAGCCGTTGCCTCAACTATGCTTTGATGCGATGTTTTTATTTCTTCGCTCATTCCTCACGCTCCTTTTTGTAAGTGAAACACCCGATACCATTCTGCTGTCATCAACGGGCAACATCCAGGACGCTTTGAAAGTGATGTGGTTGACAGCTCCCCTTGCGGAATGCACCTGGCTTTTGTGTAAAACACGCATTCCGGGCAGGACTTCGGAAAGTCTTTTACGTCAATAATTACGATCGCTTTTATGGGTTTTTTTTCATCCATCATTTCACCTTTTCCCTAATTCTCTTATTGCCTCTTGATTGCTTACTTGATTCAGCCTAGCGAACAAATTTATGACATCCATCGGTCTCATACCGCACGTATGACATCCGCACAACCCGCGCTGCGTGTCAATCCAAAATGAGGGCGTTTTGTCATCGTGGAATGGACAATTTGCCACATACCAGCGCCCAGAGCGGTCTGATGGCTCAGCATCCGGCAGTAAGCTCAGTATGGAGTGGCGCGCGCGGATCTCTTGTACTGAGTCCACCTCGCCGGCACTGTCCGCCATTTCCCACGGATCGTCACACACCACATACTGAGCAGGTGCAACGCTCTCTGACACCTCCGGCGTGGGCATGAAGTACTCAGGCAATACATCCTCAAGACGTTCCACCTGCAACACCGGAACATCCAAAAGCACCTGGTATTCGTACCCGCTGGGGTGAATGCTGGGCGGAATGAGAACATACCCACGCTCTGCTTTGATATCCAGAAGCGGACCATGATAGTTTTTTGCTGGTTGCTCAGTATGCACGTACACATGCACACCGCGTCGGGTCTTGACCATGTACGTACCCCCCGGATACTGAGTCAAAAACTCCGGCAGCCAATAGTCAAATGCTTCCTGTACGTCAAAGTCAATTACCACTAATCCATTGCCAACAATCAACCCGATGTTTCGCAAGCTGGAATAAAACCAGTTCGCGAGCTCAGTATGGGATGGCAGCCGGGTCTGAAATTCTTCCCATGGAACCATCGCTTTTTTGCTCATAAAATGCACTGGTAAAACGGGCAAGTACTCTCCAACCCATCGTTCCGCGGTCTCAAGCAATTTGTTCATTGTTTCCTCGTTGGAGACCATTTACCCACTTTCCCCCCCTTAAAAGGGTGGGGGAAAATGGTTAAGTCCTTAACCGTTGCCCAAATCGTTATTGGGTAAATACGGTTAAGTGGGTAAATACTCGGATTATTTTGCATCGTAGACCTTGACATTGCCAAAGAGATTTGGCATTTCGTAGATGTGACCATCCTTGACAGCCTGGTCAATTGCCTGGTTGAAATTTGGTCTATTGCCTTTGATCCGATTGTACAATTCCGACTTATTCATCTTTCCTTCAGTAATCAGCAAGTCTCGGATCTGCGCCATGAGTGCGTTGATCGTGGTTTGTTGTTTCGAAACTTTGACACTTGATTCTTGGTAAAAGCGCGCAGAGATGAGCTCGTCACTGGAAGGATCCGCGGTGTATGTCCAGCGTGCGGAAAATGGATCTACTGGCTTACGCCGCGCTTTTTCATTTGTAACTTCTACAATGTCCGAATTACTATCCCGGCTTACCCTGAATACCGAGTCCACGCCGCCCTCGATGCTCGAATGGCCACGCAGGGCATTGCCGGCGCGACCGTTGTTTACTTTGTTCGAGTGGCTGATCATGGCAAGCGTAGCTTTGAGATCCTCTGCAAGCTTGCGGATGTTATACATAACTGTATCCATCTCAGAACTGTTTTCGTCTTTCACTTTGGCAGCTCTCAGTAGGGTATCGATGACAATTAGCGGGCGGATCAGGCCAGTTGTGGCGATAAAGTCAGTCAGGTCAGCCATATACTTCCCGCTTACAGCGCGTATGTCCGGGTATGGCATGTAATAAAAGTCCGTTGCGGGGGTCGCCCCATACACTGAGCCAAACGCCCGGATCCGTTCCTCAACCACATCTTCGCCGTTGTCGATGTCAATCCACACAACCGGCGTCTGAACCACGTTACGGCCTGTAACCGTTGTGTCTGGTGGCATGGAAGGCAGCCATGGTGTGCCTGTCGCAACTGCCATAGCCATGTCCATAACGATATTGGACTTCAAGCTGCCTGGGTAGCCGTACCACACGGATATTGAGCCTTGTGGTAAGATTTTATCCACTAAATAACCGATTCTTGGCTTTGGTACTAATACATCTGCAAAAGACTTGATGATGTATGTCATGTTGTTTCCATAGGCAAATTGTTCACAGTTTTGCGATCTTCGAGAAGAGTTTTTAGTACATCTATTTGCTTTTGAATGTCAGCATTAGATATGTCTTTGTAGCGTTGACCATCCCCGTGAGAAGTAAAAAATAATTCGAGGTTCTCAATGCGATTGTCTTTGCGGTTGCCATTTTTATGGTGGACGGTTTCAAATGGAGTTAATGATCTTCCCAAATAATGTTCCATAACCAAACGGTGTTCCTGGATATAGCCACTTTTTGGGGAATTTGGATGATGGTATGTCCTGACGAGAACATAACCTTTTCTGTCAATTTTCTTACCACCTTTCCACTTATAGTGATCTTTCCCCGAAACTACTGGATAAGGCAACTGATTATTACAAGTCACACATAGACCTGTATTAGTGTTTCTATGTTCCCTGAGTTGGCTTACTGGTATTCTTCTTTTTTCTCCACACGAGAGACAGGTACGAACTATTGTTAGTCGTTTGTGCCCGTATGGGGAATCATCTAATCTCTGAGAAGAAAAGTCGTATGCTGTTCTGATGTGTTCTGGTAAATCCGTTGGTTTCATAAATCTTGGTGTTCCAACGACGCCGGTTCTTTTCCCATTACATTCTTTACACATCCCAGTGTAACAATATTCTTTCAGGCTTTTTCGGATATTTGATACAGGAACTCGGCTCAGCATGCCACATAAAATGCACTTGTGAAGAATAGTTAATCTCTTTCTGCCTTTACTCACTATATCAATATACTGAGAGGAGAAATCTAAACAATATCTAAGCTCTTCAGGGACTTCCTCAAGCAACAATGGCTTAGCTTTTGTTGTCATATTGCCTCTTCATTTTTCATAACAAAATGCCCTCCACAAGTGCTGCCATTGTCGAGATAGTCAGCCAAGGACTCACGTCTACTTGTGAAGGGCACTTTGCCCACAATTATTAAATTATGGATAACGGCAGTCTTTGAAAAACAAAGCGCCTTGGTATCCTGGCTATCTCGACAAAGAGAATTATAAATCATGTCCAGTTACTTTGTCAATAATAATGTTTGAACTGTTGTTGCAAGTTCCTTTACGCGGTCAGCTGTGACGGTGGATCCGCCTGTTGCTGCAGCCAATCGTCGTAAGAAATCTCTACCATACGGGCGATCCTCAGGACCGACATAGATGGTAGATATCGCGTTATGGTACGTTTTTGCCGCCTCAAGCGCCTGACGTTCATCCATTGGCTCTCCATCTGAAATGAGGATGATTTTCATACCAGGGAGGTCGTAAGGCCGGGCGTATTCCAGGGCGCGTGAGACCAATGTCCCACCCCCGATATACTGAGGAACACCACCCAAACAAGAAAGCGCGGTATCAGAGAAGCTGATCACCAGGATCTTTCCCGGGTTGTTTGCTTGCAAGAAACGCAGTTCCTCACAGGCCACGTCATAGCGCGATTTACCACCGCGGCTGTCGCAATCGGACATAGACGCGGATGTGTCAACAAGGATCACGATTTCACAATCCATCATACTGAGGGCAAGTGGGCGCCCACTCATTTGAGAAATGGCACTTATCGAGCCGGGAACAATATCTGTGATCATCACATCACCTCCTGCATGGTTCGTCGATTTACTTCTCCCCAGTCACCACTGATCCTTAGTGCCAGATCTTCGAGCGTACACAAATACCTGATGTTTTTCGCTTTTTCTTCAGCTGAGAGTGGATCTCGGGACAAGTCTCGCTTTCTCAATGATTCAATAAAATCAGTAAGTTCTTTTACATTCATATCCATTCTTCCTTTGGTTGTTTTGCTCCCATTGGCCAACTGGTAACGAGAGTTTTTCCATTTACAACAATGTCTTCCCATGCATAGATCTTGGTAACTTCGATACGTCCTAGGCTCTCAACACCGTCAACCATAACGAGCCCGCAGCGCAAAGGAGCGCGGTAGCCAGGTTGTGGATCAGCCAACTTGTGCCAATCACGCAACTCTTTTGTGCGTTCTTGTCGTTCATACTGAGATTGAAGCTGAAGTCCCACATCGTACCGCGCGCGTTTGTTTGGGTCCGAGAGTGCATCGTATGCTTGCTTGACTTTGATAAACATTTCAGCCGCATCTGGTTCATGGTTGTGGTCCGGGTGGGTATGGATCGCCATCCGCCTAAATGCAGCCTTGATTTCTTCGGGCGTCGCCGTTGGCTTTATTGCCAAAACTGTGTACAGCGTTTCCGTTTTTTGTTTTGGTGGAAGGCCTTTTTGGTACTCTTCCGGGTCAAGGCCTTCAAACCATGCACGGAGTACTTTCTCTGGGAATATTGCGGACCATTCCGCGCCGATCAAGCCAAACGCGGATACTGAGCCGTCTTCTCTCTCTTTACACGCTCCAATGTAGAGCATTTGTAAGATTTTGGTTACTTTAGGTTTTGACTGTACGCCGGATCCGGGGAAAGGAGATCCGCCGGTGCTTGTCCCAGGGCACAGGGGCAAAGGAACCTCTTCACCGGCGTACAGTTTTATCAAGTTGGCTACTTGTTGGCCGTTATTTGCCGAAACAAGCCATACCTTGCGCGATGGATCGTAGCGCCTCTCAGTGTGGGGCAGACCTTTGATAGCCTGCACCAATTCCGGGATATAAGGCGTGCTCACGACCAGGGCGCCGTTTTCTTCGTAAATTCGGCATGCTTGTTTTTGGCGGCCAAACATTGTTTATCCTCACTCATTCATGTACTGACCTTTGCAGGCCTGATAAAAATCACAGTAATTTGGACCGCAGCGCCATGAACCAGGGTGGAGTGGGAATGACTGTTTCTCAATAGCATCCCAAACTTGTTCAATCACCCGAAACAGGAAGAATAGTTCCGCCGGTTTGTGACTGTGTTCTAACCTCTGGAATTTTGGTTCTTTGGTTTTCACAAAAATAAGGTGGGCGAATTTCCAGTTGACTGTCACTTCCATCTGATTTAGCGCCGCGATATAGAAAAGTGATTGGAGCTGTTCTGAGGCTTTAGCGTCGCTCCATGACGCCTTACTCGTTTTGAAGTCGGCAGGCGTACCGTCCTCGAGTATGACGTCGATGTAGCCGATAATTGGAACGCCCACTTTTGGCACCCGCAATTCAACCTTCTGCTCAATTGCAGGGCGCTCAGTATCAGTGCCGACGTCCAGTTTCAGCGGCTTGATTTTTGTAATTTCATCCAGAACTGCTTTGTTGCTAAGAATCCGCACACCTTCATTGAAATGCTGTTCAGGCGTATCTGCACCCCAAAAGACGTCTTGTCCTTCGAGCGCAGCCGGCCAACAATCCCCCCAGATACTGAGAATGTCTTTTTCAGGATTGGCGATTTTATCTTCCACACAGTTATGGAACGCGCTGCCGAATACAAGGGGCGGTGAAGTTCTTACTGGTTCCTGGGCAATATACTTCCGTCGCCATGCCTCAGGGCAATCCAGAAACAGGCTGATTGAGGAATAACTCAAATGGTCAATCATTATGCCCCCAGTTTTGCTGCAACTGCATTGACCTCTTCGGTTGTTGCCGGGATCTTGCCCCCGTTGGCTTCCATGATCTGTTCAGGTTTGTACTTATCCAACAGATCGGTTAAGCTGGGAGGCGCTACAAACTCAGGAATGGCAGCAACTGGAGCACTCACGACCTTCTCAAAATTCCCTTCCGCGTCAACTGTAACAGTATCAAAGGCTTCAGGCATTTTTAGGTAAGTTGTTAGTCCGCCGGTAATGTCGGGGCAAACCATATCCGCGGCAAAACCTATTGCGCGCCAGGTGCACATTCGTTCTGGGTACTTTTCCCAATTGCCATAACCGCGTTTTCCCGAACTTGTTGGTGATCCTTCGGTCAAATTGGCACGTTTTGCATCCTCGAGTGTGAACTGAGCTGTATACTCAGTGTTTCCGCGCTTCATATAGCACTGTGCGCCGATGTAATTACCTTTTTCGTCTCGCAAATCGGTGACCTTGAATCCATCCAATAACCCTTGACTTTGGATCAATGCCAGTGCGCCCCGAGGGGAAAGAGACGGTTTACCTTCAATCACATGGATAAACTCGAAGCTGGATGTCACACCAAGCCCGAGTTCGTAGCCCTTAAGCATGATCGCTGTAGCCTGCTCTGGGGAGCTCACGCCAAACAATCTGCTGACATGCATAACCGGGGCGATTTCTTTCAGCATATCCCATACTGAGGGAGTAAGTTCCTTGTTTCTGGTTGTAACAATACTTGTACTTTCAGTCATTTTTTATCTCCGTATTTTTGTTAATTACCGCTAGGATTTCATCATCTTTCAGACCAAGCGCCCAGCGGACGTTATTTTTTATTCCCATGCCAACGCCTGGGATTTTCAACTTGGATTCTTCATCTGTAAGCTCAGTGATTGCCCATGCGGCTGTACCGCAGTAATCCAGGACCTTCCCCACAGTGTCGGGTCCGATACCAGGTAGACCACATAGGACGATTTCCTGACCGCTCATAAATGACGGTTTTCGAATGGGCTTGATCTTCACAGCTTCTCTCGACCTGTTAGCGAGATGTATAAGCGATTGTTCAAAGTCGGTGTCACCGGCGCACTCTATAATCGGAATACCCAACTCCTGGATACTGAGTTTTGCGCCTTGCGCTGCATTCCAGGAAAACTTTCGATCCATAGTCGTGTAAACATTTCCATCCTGCTTACGTTGGATAGGTCCTGTAATGACCAGATATGGCCAGTAACCTTCATCACGAAACAAGCTCATTTGTGATGCTTGCCAGAAGATACGCTGATCCATGATGCTCCCGATAAAATCATCAGGCGTCTTGCGTTCAATGATCAGGATCTTGTTATCTTCTGTTGCCAGCCAGTAATCTCCGACTTCAAGGGCCTGCACAACAGTTGGTACGCCGCCGAATTTCAGGCTTTTTGCCCAACTTGGTTCTCTGCTATCGATAATTACGCTCAGTATGCCCACTAATTACCTCCTTATCCCGCTGCCTCACGGCATGAGGTTGGTTTGATTATTTGTATTTGGCAAGCGCGTCATCAATCGCGACTTGAACTTCCGGGGATTGGATTGTGTAGAAGGGCGAAATTAGCGGAGATTTCGCGATGTCTTCACCAACTTGCCTTTCTACTTCCGCGCGGTCAGAGATGGCAGCCGCTGCTTTCGCGATAAATACCTTCACGAATGTGAATGCCACTTTCTCATTTTCATTGGACGCGGGTGCTGCTTCTGGTTGGTCCTGAAGAGGAGCCCCGCCCGAATAAGCTGCCCGGCAGGTTGCCTCATCGGGATAGATCTCCAGGAATTTATAGGTTGACCAGAATTCTCCGGTTTTCTCACCAGTATCCTTATCCAGCCGCTCCCGGTTGCCCGGTACTTTTGCGACACGTACCCACTGGTTGTTTAATCCGCGCAAGCCGTCTACGTCCAGCGCCTTGATGGAAGGATTGACGATTTTCGTCCAGTCCGAAGAGAAGGTCATGACACGCAGATTCTCATCCCAGTTAATGTTTTGCTCTGGAATGGGGATCAAGTGCATTTCAACTTCACACACTCGTTTTTCCTGAGGGTGAACTGAAGGGTCAAATGGTACCGGCTTTTGTTTGTTGCCAGGGAAAAAGAGAAAATGCGGGTCAATGCGGATTTGCCCATACAGCTCAAAATCACGCGGTTTAGCATTGTCTGCAACTTCCCAAGGGTCATAATTTGTGTTTTCCATAGTTCTACCTTTCGTAATTTGATTGATTTTTTGTACATGAAACGTCAGTTATTCCTTTTTCCCTACAACCTCCTTGTCTGGGGTGATCGCTTTTAATTGCTCAGGGAAAACATGCTTGTATGCCGTTCTGGTCCTGAAATAACCTTCCCCATAGTTGTCTTTTCGTACAAATGGCTTGCCTTCGATCGCTCTGACATGAACGACCATTCTTCCAGTCCACAACTTATCTACTGCGATTGGCTCAACTTCAATATGCCGGCTCGCATTTGGGCGTAGAAGCAACCAAACTCCGCCAGCGTCAACGATCGTTTCTGCCAGTTTGTTACTTTCTTGGAGTGTCGTCATTTTGCCCGGCCTGACTGCCACTTTTCGTAGATTGCTGATGCCAATACGCCCACCAGCATGATCAAAAAAATTACGCTTGCTGAAATCGCTGCGTCGATGATGGATGTCGTGGTCATTTCTGCTCCTTTGCGGGTTGAACGTAGTGCCCCTGGTTCGACCATACAAAATTCCACCGAATTTCTGACTCATATTGATTAGCAAGTTTCTGTGCGAAATCATCAATACCAGTCTTATCCACGAATACCTTATTGATAATCACTAGACGGTCTTCCCAGGGCATACCGCCCGTTTTGAACTGAACCAGCTCTGTCATTTCGTCCCCACAATTTCTTTCGTGAGTTCGAAAGCGGCATGGATTGCGAATTTTGTATTATCTTTCGAGGGGTCATTTTGACAAGTTGGATTTGTAAAGTAGTACTTCGATCCATCTTTTGTCCACTCCCAAATAACAATCTCTGCATCATTTGGATAGTTTTTTAACGCGTCGATCAGTTCTCTTTTGGTCATTACTCCTCCTGTTCGCTTTTTGAATTATGTTCTTTGAATAGTTCTTCCACGTCGATAAGAGCCATGCCGCCGTTGGCAGCCAGACGAATGATCCTGTTGACACATTTCAGTTGGAACTCGTTTAGATGGAGATCTGAAAGCGTATCTGCTGTTTCCATGATTTCCCGAAAGGCAATTTTTACGGTTGTCATCTTTTCACGGCAGATGTAGCCGGTTAACTTACGCCTGGAGGCAGCCATGCTTATTCCTCGCAGTTTTCTTGCAGATTGCTTGCAGTTTCTTTGGTATCTCCATGCCCCCCCCTATACTGAGAAGCATGAGAATTCAATTCCGCAAGTGTTTTTGGGTGACGACTGTAATATTCCTTGCGGATCAGCCACGCCACTTCGTTCCCGATCGAGCGCATGTCTTCACTCGCCAGCTCCTTCACCATCGGTTCGATGTCGGGTGCCCATATCTGGATCATGTAATTAGGTTTTTGCTTACTCATATTTGTTGTCCTTACTCATCGTTTTGCTATCTACTGACAAGTATACACATAATTGAGCCACTGTCAAGGGTTTTTTGTCCCAAGATAGCATTCTTATTGTTATGATTTTGTTGTCTATGGAAAATATTGCTGATTTTATAAAAGCGGAGATTGAGCGGAAGGGTTGGAGTCAGGCCAGGCTTGCAAAGGCTGCCAAGCTTGACAGTGCAGTAATTAGTAACATTATTAACGAAAAGCGGGGTATAGGGTGGGAGAGCGCGAGAGCAATTGCGGATGCTCTAAATATTCCTGCTGAAACAATGTTCCGTAAAGCCGGCCTACTTCCCCCAGCGCCAGCCAAAACCGAGCAACACGAAAAATTGCTTTACATGTTCGAACATCTCAATGCCAAAGACCGACAAACGATTCTCGATATGATGGAATTCTTCCTGGATAAATAGAAAAGGGGTGATAGTTGATGAATTCGACGAACGAGACTTACCGAATACTTTGTGATATTAGAGATAAAAAAGGAAAGGCAGAAATCGGTGTTGACCTTCCGCTGCTTGATCCTGATTTTTATAGATTGGAAGGGTATGATTACAAGCTGCAAGATATTCAATATTTGGTTGATCAAAAATACATCGTTTTGTCAGATCTTTATGTCTTACAGAGTACTGCTTCCTTTTCTGAAAAAACCAGCTTCCATAGAGCGAGAATTGATAAGCCTGGACTGGATTTCATTGAGGAACACGAACGTAAAATAAAAAGTGAAATAGTTTTTCCGCAACGCGCTATTGTGATCTCAGTGTTCTCAATCATTTTATCGATTATATCGATTATTATCGCGATTCTTGCGATAGTTAGTGCAAGGTAAATACGATAATTATGGAAATGGTTGACAACACAATCGATACGATTGAGATTCGAATAGACCACAAACAATACTGAGCTGCTTTGGATTGATAATAGGGATTTGGTATCATAATCACCTCCGTAAAATGATTAGAATCGATATTCTAAATACTGTCAAGCTGATAAATATGGTCCCAGACTCTTTTTTTCGAACTACCTTCATCCTACCCCCCTCCTTTTTGGGGCGCCGTGGTTGGCTGAAACGGTATAAAGATAATAGCACATATGTTCGATTATTCAAGATGGTAAAAGATGACAATTTTTGATTAGAAAAGGAAAGGGAAAAGCAATGAAAAAACTACCGATAATTCTGACATTAGTCACTCTATTAATCAGCGCCTGCGCGCCTGCCCCCGTTACTGAGCAGCCGACAATTGCGCCAACTCAAACGCCACACATAGTTGAAGTAACAAAGTTAGTCGAAGTCACCAGGATTGTCACTGCCACTCCGGAGCCAACGGCCACTGTTACGCCAACCCCTGTTTTCTCAGTATGGGGGGCAGAAGACGTGCAAACCGCCATACTGAGTGCTGATCTGGAGTATTCGGATCCACGCGAAATGACGCCTGACGATTATGGTATGGCGCCAATGGTAGCAGATGAGGCTGTGCGCTTTTATATCCCCTCGCTTTGTGCTGATTGTGGCGGCCGCACATTTATCCTGAGCTCTCAGGCGGACTTGGACTCTCTTGCCGAGTACTACAATGAGCTGTCAAGAGCATCCGCCATGTTTTTTAGTTGGGTTTTCGTCAAAGACAATGTTATTATCCAGATAAATGGATCATTACCAGAGGAAACAGCACTAAAATACCAATCCGCCTTGGAATCGATGAAAAAGTAAGCTATTTACACCTTCAAAACGAACTCAGTGCCTTAAACCTGCACATTAACACTCAAACAAGGTCATAGCCCTAATCTTCTGAGATAAGGCTCAAACCCAAGCACAGCAACTCCGTTCGCAGCCCTTTCAAGGCTAAAACCCGGGTTCGAATCCCGGTAGGGGCACCAGAAACTTCGCTAAAAGCGA